AATCGTATGAAGAAAGAAGATATGATAAACATATCTGATACATATGTTCAACATATGGAAAATGAAAATGAAAATGAAAATACAATTAAAGAAAAGAAGGTATCAGCATTTCAAAAACCATCCATTATTGAAATCAAAACCTATATGACTGAAATCGGAATGGCTGATGTATCCGAGAAGTGGTTTGACTACTACGAATCAAACGGATGGTTAGTTGGTAAAAACAAAATGAAGAACTGGAAGGCAGCCGTCCGAACTTGGAAGAGCAACAACCTTTCAAATAATACCACTACTCCACAAATTATCCACCGAAAAGTATTTAACTTGCAAGAATATGACGAGCGAACTTGAAGATTACATAATTGGTCAACTACTATTCTACGACCAAACACGGGCAATGTTGCCGAGAATCAAATCACAATGGTTTGAAACACCACTCAACAAAAGAATCTTTGATGTGATGTTGGAGATGTACATCAACAACGATGAGATTGATGTGCTGACATTAGGCAAGAAGTTTAATCGTGTTGAGATGGTTGCAATCGTTCGTTTGACTCAAGATGTATACGGGATGCCAAACATCAGCAGTCACCTTCCAGCACTTGAACACAGGTATCTCAAAAAACAATTGATTGATAACATCAGCAACTTGGATTTGACTGCGGACTTAAAAGAAATCCTAACCAATATGCAAACGATGGTCGACAACACCAAGTTCACGACCATCAATGATCCCGTTCAAATTACATCAGTTACCAACAAGACCGTTGATGCAATTATTGAGGCGGTGCAAAGAGGTGACAAACTCACGGGTAGACAAACGGGATGGGCAGGACTTGACCGAGTATTGGGTGGATGGAACAACGGTGATTTGATTGTGATGGCTGCAAGACCTGGTCAAGGTAAAACGGCACTTGCTTTGTCGCTGATGTATGACTTCGCCAAGATTGGTGGAAAGGGATTGTTTCTTTCTTTGGAGATGAGCAATGAGCAACTGGTTAAAAGATATTTATCATTGATCACCGACCTTGCCAATTGGAAGATTCGCAATGCAAACCTTCGGGAGTTTGAAGTTCAGCAATTAATCAATTCAGCCAACAATCAGACGGTGCAATTCTACATTGACGATGATCCAAATTGCAGTATTCAACAAATTAAATCCAAAGCCAAGATTCACAAAGCAAAACACGGACTTGAGTTGTTGGTTATTGATTACATCCAGTTAATCAAAGGAACAAAACAAAACAGGGAGCAAGAAATTGCAGAAATATCCCGAAACTTAAAATTGCTTTCTAAGGAACTAAACATCACAGTCATAGTGTTGGCTCAGTTATCACGCAAATGTGAGGAGAGAGCGGATAAAAGACCTATGTTGAGCGATATCCGTGAGAGTGGAAGTATAGAACAAGATGCGGATGTCGTGATGTTCCCATTCCGCCCGGCATACTATTCAGGTGAGAAGCTCCAACAAGAAGAAGCCGAATTGATTATCGCAAAGAATCGTCACGGTGAGTGCTACACAATCAAAACGACATTCATCGGTGAACGCACAATGTACGAAGAACGACTATGAGGCACGGAAGTTTATTTTCGGGAATAGGTGGCTTTGATTTAGCTGCCGAGTGGATGGGATGGGAAAACATCTTTCATTGCGAGTGGATGGAATTTCCACGAAAAGTATTGGACTATCACTTCCCTGATGCGGATAGTCACATTGATATATGTAAAACTGATTTCAAAAAATATGCAAACAAAATTGACATTCTCACCGGTGGATTCCCCTGCCAACCATTCTCCCTTGCCGGGAAAAGAAAAGGCACGGATGATGAACGCTACTTGTGGGGCGAGATGCTTAGAGCAATACAAGAGATTAAACCGAGATTCGTCATCGCGGAAAATGTCTTTGGTATCACGAATATTGATGGCGGATTGGTATTCGAGCAGGTGTGCCTTGACTTGGAAACTGAAGGGTACGAAGTTCAGCCGTTTATTATTCCAGCTGCAGCCAAAAACGCACCGCACCGAAGAGATAGATGTTGGTTTATTGCCTACTCCAACGGCAATGATGGACGAAGCACCAATAGAGAAAGTGGATGCGAGGAATCAAAAACAAATGGAGAAGGGGAACAGTCCATTTATTCTCGGACTTGGGCAACAAGCAATGAGGGGAATGCTACCAACTCCAACAGCAGCGGAACACAAGCACGGAAAGTCGGAACGATATTGGGAGAATCGCATTCAAAAAGGCAGACAAGAGGACTTATCAATGATGCTATACAAAAATATGCTACCGACACCAACAGCAATGGATTCAACGAACGCAACAGCAACGATGAAATCAACACAAGTCAAGGAGGGGAGTATGCACTCGGTGACATTAACACGAGCAATGTCAATGGGCATACTGCCAACACCGAGAGCATCGGACGAAAGAAAGCATTGGAGATCGGAGAATTGGAAAGGGGACGATTTAGGTTCAGAAATAAACCACATTTTTGGAACTCGTTCCCACTTGAATCCCCGATTTGTGGCGGAGATGATGGGATTCCCACCGAACTGGACGGAATTACCTTTCCAAAGTGGAGAGCAGAATCTATCAAAGGATACGGAAACGCCATAGTGCCACAAATTGCCTATCAATTATTTCAAATCATCAACGAGCTATGAACCACTACCAGGAAACACACCTACTGAAACAAGAAGTTAAACGATTAAAAGGAGTTGTTGCAGAACTAAACCAATCGCGAATGCGAGAGATTCAAAAACTCAAAGAAGAAATCATCAACCCACGATGCAAGATCAACGAGATTGATGCCGAATGGACGGAAGCGATGCGAGTGGTTGCCATCATCTATGATGTCACACCTGATGCAATCGTGGACAAGGTTAGAACTCAAAACATTATGGATGCTCGGCACTTGTTTTGCTATTTATGTAGAAAGCATTTGAAGATGACCTATCTTTCAGTCGGCAAGATTCTCAATCGGGATCACTCAACCATCATCAACTCCGTACAAGTGTACGAATCACTCATAGAATATGACCGAACAAGTAACAAATTATATGTCGAAGCTCTATCCTTATTGGGTCTGCACCTCCACGAAAGGTCTAAGCTCGTCAATCAGTATAGTCCAATCTGAGGAGGAAGCGTTACGCATCAAGAAAAAATACGAAAAAGATGGTTATATTTGCATTATTGAAAAGAAAAGTTGACAAAAGCGGATATCATATTGGAGTTATCCAAAGCCGATTGGCTGAGGAAAGCAACGAAGAACATCGCTAAGAACAACGAACTTGCCAACGAACTGTATCAATACTTTTTTTTAACCATCCTTGAGAAACCTGATGACTATGTTGAGAAGTTGCACCGAGAAGGATATCTCCAGTTTTGGGCAATCCGCACTCTTTACCTTTGTATCAACGGCAACAGGCATCCCTTCGGTGGATCTCGCATCTATGACCACTACGATGTTTATGAGCTGGACTTCCCCGAAGAACCCGACCTACTATTTGAGAGAGAGCAAGAAGAACAAATTGAATCAAACCGAATTAACAAAATAAACCAAGTAACTGACACCGCATATTTCTATGAACGAGAACTTTTCAAACTTTGGTGCAGCGGAATGTCAGCGAGAGCCATCCACCGCCAAACCGATATCTCAGTTCGTGAAGTGCTAAGAGTAATTAAACTAATGAAAGACCGATGCATACAGAAATAATTGGAATTGCTTGTCTAAGCATCATCATCGTCAACTTCGGCAAACCAGCCGACCTACTCAAACGCTATCTCTACGGAAGCGACTACTCCAAATGGAAACGAATGAAACCACTTGACTGTGCTTTTTGTTTGTCGTGGTGGTTGGGCTTATCATTTTTTATATACACCTACGGATTTGTGGGTATCTTGTACGCATCCATCGCAACCGTAATCGTTGCACTATTAGAAACAAAACTATGACACCGCAAGAGAAAGCAAAAGAACTGGTTGATAAATTCACCGTGATTGGTTTGCAACAACGGAATGAAGGGATGCAATGTGCATTAATTGCAGTTGATGAAATAATAAATGTAACGGCAGGATTAAAAGGTTGGATAGATGGTTTTCAGTATTGGGAAGAAGTAAAAGAAGAAATTGAAAAATTATGATAGAATTCATCCAGTCACTCCGCCCGGCATACGAGATCTACAAAAAGACACTCGTGTTTCAATTAACGCCTGAGCAATCTGCACAACTTCAGAATGTCCATCGTGAGATATTTGGTCGCAATCTACCAAACTGTTCAACTTGTGTGATTGAATCCGTGTTCTCACTTTTAATTTGGGCAGACCAAAAAGCATTGGAGTTGGCACAACTTGCCGATGATGAGCAGAAACCAAAGAGGAGAAGAAAGAATGAGCAATGAAGAAACACACAATGACATACCTAAACCATTTTGGATATGACATAAGTGACTTCATCCCTTGCGAGGTGTGTGGCAAAACTGCCATTGACATCCATCACATTGAAGCGAGAGGAATCGGAGGGAGCAAAGAGGCAGACAACATTGAAAACTTGATGGCGTTATGTCGTGAGGATCACTTGAAGTATGGTGATAAAAAACAACACAAGGAGTGGTTGAAATCCATTCACGAACAAAGATTGTCAATGGCTAAATAAATTCGTAATTAATTCGTAAAATGGCAACACAAGTACCAGGAAGAAACGGAGGAACTTTGACACGACCTGACAAAGGTGAAGTGTTGAATCCGAACGGCAGACCAAAGAAGCTCATCACATTGATGAAGGACATCGGATATACCAAAACGCAGGTGGAGGAAACGATGTTGTCAATGCTTTCGCTATCACGGAAAGAACTGGAGAAGATAGACAAAGGGGATGAGTACACAATAATGGAACGCACGATTGCAGGTGCATTGCTGAAGGGTCACGACAAAAACTCCCTGTTCAACTTGGAGATGTTGCTCACACGATCACAAGGCAAACCAAAAGAAACGATTGACCAAACAATAGAATCAAAGAATTTCACAATAACACTAAATTTAGATGAGAGCAAACTGGAGAGATGAGAACATCCTACCACCTGAAGATGAACGACTTTGTGTGGTGAGTGATAACCAAGAAATCAAACACCTTGCCCGTTACATTGACGGTTATTGGATTGATGAATTCACAGGGAACTTTGTAGAGATGTTGTACTGGATGCCTATCCCGTTATTACCAAACGAATGAAAGTAATCCAGTCGGGACATCTCGGTGATTTGATCTATTCACTTACGGCAACCAAGCGAGTTGCGGAGTTGCACGGTGCAGTAGATTTCCACATCGGATTCCGTGAAAGGAACACCGTTGATGGTCATCCAAGCGGTGGATACTGTATGAACTCAAACTCATACGAATACATCAAACCTTTGCTTGAGCATCAATCGTACATTAAAAGCGTTCAGATGCACTCACACCCCGACATTGATTATGACTTTGATAAGTTCAGGCGTTACGGGTTGAATCTCGCTGCTGGTGATTTGAGGCGGAATCACTTTCTTGTGTACTCCGAATTAATGACCGACCTTCACGAACCTTGCATTGAAGCGACTGAACCTATTCCATACTTTGCGGACAAGATACTTTTGAACTTCTCATCTCGTTACCGCAACTACGACATCAACTACTTCCCACTCAAAGAACACAAGTGCGTTTTCTTTGGCTATGAAGATGAGTACAATGCATTCACGGATAGATGGCAGTTAGATTGTGAACTTGTCAAATGTCAAGATGCTTTGATGTTGGCAACCATTGTCGGCAGTTGCAAGGCATTCATCGGAAATCAGTCAAGCACATACGCCATTGCAGAACAAATGAAAGTTAAACGATTGCTTGAGATATGCGTTCACTCACCGAATGTCATCCCCATCAACAATGGATTTGACTATGTCACCAATCAAGCGTTCAATCACTTACTTAAAACTCTATGAAATTACTGATACTTACGGACGGAATGAATGGTGTAGTTTACCACCGATTATTCACGCCACACTTACGGATGCAACTTGACGGACAAGCGGATGTCAGCGTTTGCCAATCACAAGAGGAATGGCTCACACTTGACTACACCCAATTTGATGTGATCATCTTCTCACGATGGCTTGGTACAAAGCATTATGATGTGTTAAAAAAGATTGCTGATTCAGGCACTCCCTATGTTGTGGACATTGACGATTATTGGGTGCTTCCAAAATACAACCCGGCATATTGGAACTATCGCAAAGGAATCAAGCAAGGTGTAAAGGATGCCATCAATTACGCTGATGCGGTAATCACTACAACTCCAGCACTCGCCAAAGAGATTCGGCAGATCAACGAGAATGTGACTGTTGTTTCCAACTGCCTTGACCTAACCCACAAACAATGGGAAGCCCAACCACAACCAAGAACGGACAAAATCAAAGTCGGATGGGTTGGTGGAGTTACACACGAGGAGGACTTGAAGCTCATTGCTGAGGAGATCAAAGGAATGGACATTGAGTTCTACATCTGCGGTTATACACCAGGAGAGATTTGGAATCGGATTGCCAAGAGTATGCCTGATGCTAAGATTGTGGAAGGCACAACCGTGTTTGAATACGGTGAGGTGTACAAGCACTTTGACATCGTGGTCGCACCCTTGCAAAATACCAAGTTTAACAACTGCAAATCGGAACTGAAGATACTGGAAGCGAGTGCCTACAAAAAGCCAATCATTTGTTCTGCCGTCTTGCCTTACCTGTATCACACCGCAAACGATGGGGTGCTATTTCTTCCACGCAACCAATGGAGATCAGGCATTCAGAAACTGATTGATGCCGGTCACGGAGTTCGTCAGTCAATGGGTCAAAGCAACTACGACTACTGCAACAAGCATCACAACCTTGCACTCCACAACTTGACGAGAATGTCGGTGTATCAAAGCTTATGCAAATAAACTACACACGACCATATCTAACCAACTACCAAAAGGACATCCTTGACTGCGATGCCCGTTTCACTATTACGGCTGCGAGTACCAAGACAGGCAAGACCGCATCACATATCATTTGGCTCTTTGAACAAGCACTCCAATGCAAAGATGGTCAGTCGGTGTGGTGGGTTGCTCCAGTTTACCAACAAGCGGAGATTGCATTCCGAAGGATGAAGAACCAAGTCACGGACAAGAACTTCTTTATCAGCAACGAAACAAAACTATTGTTGACCTTGCCAACGGGATCACGGATTGAGTTCAAGTCAGGTGAGAAGCCGGACAACCTTTATGGTGATGATGTCTATGCTGCCGTGATTGACGAGGCATCAAGGATGCGTGAGGAATCGTGGTACGCACTGCGTTCAACTTTGACTGCAACACAAGGCAAATGCAAACTGATCGGGAATGTCAAAGGCAAGAAGAATTGGTTCTACAAATTAGGTGAGAGAGCAAGGCAAGGAGAAGCCGAATACAAGTATTTCAAAATAACGGCATACGATGCAGCAAGGGAAGGCATCATCTCGGAGAAAGAGATTGAACAAGCCAAGCGTGATCTACCTGATTATGTCTTTCGTGAACTCTACCTTGCAGAACCAGCAGATGACAAGTCCAATCCGTTCGGCTTGGATGCAATCCGCAAATGTTACCGACCAATATCATCAATGCCGGTTGTTGCTTGGGGAGTGGATTTGGCAAAATACTCGGATTACACGGTGATAATCGGACTGGATGCAAACAACTGTGTGTGTTTCTGCGAGAGATTCCAAGCGGATTGGTCAGTCACTCAAGCGAGGATTGTAAAACTGATTGGCAACACACCATCGTTTGTGGATTCAACCGGGGTTGGAGATCCTATCGTTGAACAACTCCAGCGACTTTGTCAAAGAGTCAAGGGATTCAAGTTCACATCGCAAAGCAAACAACAGTTGATTGAAGGACTCGTGATGTCGGTGCAACAAACCGATGTCTTTTTCCCTGAAGAACCGATTGGCTCGGAGATGGAGAACTTTGAATTTGAGTACACAAGAACGGGTGTGCGATATACTGCACCGCCCGGTCTACACGATGACTGTGTAATGGCTCTTGCACTTGCCGTTGATTGCAAAGCCCACAATAGACCAGGCACTTTTTACTTCGCATAATATGAATTGGAAAAACATAACCATCCACCAACTGCAAGAGATTCACTCTTGTCGTGATATGTCTGACCTTGAGAGGCAGATGAACATCCTTGCCATTGCTTTGAATCTTTCAATGGATGAGGTAGAATCAATGACCCTTGACAAGCTAACAAACGAGTTTGCAAAGTTGTCCTTCTTAAATGACCTACCCAAAGCACCCATTCAATTTATGTTCAAACTGCGTGGTCGTTACTTCCGATTAGCCAAAACGCCAAACGAGATGTGTGGTCACCACTTCATCGAACTCCAGCAAGTATTCAACGGAGATGTCATTGAGTCGCTGAATAAGATTGTTGCCTTGCTTTCGGTTGAGGTGGATTTCTTTGGAAGGAACAAGAAGGTCGTTGATGCTCAGGCACACTATGAGGATAAATGTGAGTTGATGATGCACTTGCCTGTTCCGCTTCCGTACACTTATGCTCTTTTTTTTTTGGAAGTTTATCCCGAATTATTGAAAAATATCCTTTGCTCTTTGAAGGAGGAGATGAAGGAGATGACCGAGCAGTTGACCAAAGCCCAATAGTTTGGCTGGAGATAGTTGACAAGATTGTCAAAGGTGATCGCACCAAATGGGATTTCATACTGGAGATGCCGTTGATTGAGTTCTTGAATTCAATGGCATTCTACAAAGCCAAGACCAAAGAACGGCAGAAGCGTTTGGAGGATGCTGCCGGGAAAGGATTCAATCCCTACATCGTTGCTTGTCTGAACGAGATGATTTGAAACGAATGAGGCAATCGGCTATTTTTTAGCGTGGCTCTATCAATCACCCAACAACCCGATTCGTACGCACCAGGATTCAACGACACGAATTTCGTGATCACTGAGTCAAGCGGTGGTATCTACACCAAAGACAATTTCAAGTTCATTGCAAATGTCAAAGTCGCAGCGACATCCGTTGCCAAGTTAAAAGCACCCATCTACTTTGGAAGTACAAACAAGGGGGTGTTCAACATTGGTCGCATCCTTGAGAGTTATGTGAGCAACGATTGGAATTTTGCAGATACATCGCCAAGCGGTTGCGTGGATTCCTTCAGCGATTACGAAGTGGAGTTTGGGTATGAGTATTCACCATCAGCAACGGGAACAATCACGGAGTATCTTGACTTGACTTCCGCAACTGGAACTGTTTGGAATGCTGCCTTGAATCCGTTTGATTTGGTCACTTACTCACAAGCTCAATATCTTGCCACATCATCATCAGCAAAGTTCTTGACAAATGTCAGAACAAGATACATCCATCGCACTCAGAAGGATTGGCTCTATGCTTTGAAAGGTGATGCCACAAGCGTTGTAATTACCTACTCCGATGCAAGTACCCAAACATTCACATTGCCTTCGTCTAAGGTCGTGAGAATACCTGTGGGAAGCCAACTGACAATACCCGGTGCAGCGACTTACTTTGATGTGGTCTTGAAACTTGGTGGAACTGAAAAATCGGAAACCTATCGCATCAACATCAAAGACGAGTGCAGTAAATACGAAACAACGGATATCTTCTTTATGAACCGACTCGGAGGATTTGATTCCTTCCGTTTTAATATGGTTAGACGAGATACATTTGAGGTTGCGAGAAAGCAATTCCAATCCAATCCGTACACACTCGGTGCAACATACGGTTATGAAACAAGTGTTCGCACACGATCAAACTATCATACAACTGCAAGTCAGAAAGTCAAACTCACAAGCAATTGGATTGATGACACCGAATCAATTTGGTTGCGTGATCTAATTGAATCTCCGGTGGTGTATATGTATGACGGTACTTTGTATGCGGTCAACATTGACAATGCAACCTACGAGCAAAAGAAGGGTGTTCAAGACAAGTTGTTCAACCTTGAACTTGATGTTACCTTGTCATTCGCTGACAAATCGCAACGACTATGATCAGGTTACTTGTCAATAACTCACCAGTTGACCTATCGGCTAACTTTGACATTCTCATCTCCAAGTCAATTGCTGACATCAAGTCACCTGAAACAAGGTCAAGTGAGTGGACAAAGACGGTTGTGATTCCTGGTACTCGTGCAAACAACAAGTTATTTGGTCACATCTTTGAGGTTGAACAAACCATTCAAGGAACTACGCAGTTTGCACCCGATTTCAATCCGAATAAGAAAGCGGATGTCGTGGTGTTGCTTGATGAGATTGAGCAGATGCGTGGATTCATCAGGTTGATTCAAATCAATGTGCTGGATTCAACGGACATCCAATATGAATGTTCACTACACGGACAAACGGCAGATCTATTCACGACCATCGCAGACCGAAAATTGAATGTATTAGAATTTAGCGAGTACAATCACTCCTTGTCTTCAGGCAACATCTTTGATTCGTGGGATACAAGCATTGTCAAGAACGGAAGCTCACAGGCTTTTGCTTATGGTGAGGGGTATGTGTATTCAATGATTGACAAAGGTCATGTCAGAAGTATTGCATATTGGCAGTACAACGAACTCACACCTTGTCTTTATGCCAAGACCATCATTGACAAGATATTCACAAACGCTGGGTATTCATACACCAACGATTCCTTCTTTAATACTGACCGATTCAAGAGGTTGATTGTGCCACCACCAAACGGATTGATTGCATCGTCTACGCAATTGACAAGCCGATTGTTTTTGGCAAGTCGGTTGACAACCTCGCAATCATTGCCTTTGGGAACTACGCTGATATTCAACAACGATACAAGCGGTGGGGCTTTTGACAATGGTGCGAACTACAACCCCACTACTGGTGCTTATACTGTCCCCGTTGGTGGTACTTATTCTTTCTTCTTGGGATTGGGTATGACCTTGACACTTGATCCTTCATACCGCCCAGTATCTCAAGCGGAGATAGACATCAACATTGGGATGTATGTCGATGGAGTTTTGCAATCAACAAAGTACATTTCAGTTGATCCAAATGCAATGCCATCTTCGTTGGACTACGGGTTTACAAATGTTGCACTTTCCACCAGCGATGTTGTGACTTTTAAGTTAGCACAAGTATACGATTGGGCTGATCAGTACACATTGACAAATGCGGATTTCACATTAAATCTAACTGTCGGTTCAACGATTCAGAATGACATTACCGCTTACACCTTCCAGTATGGGGAAACCGTTGATTTCGGAATCTTCTTTAATACGGAAGTTAAGCAGAGTGAGATGCTGATGTCGTTTGTCAAGATGTTCAACTTATACATTGAGCCAAGCCAAGACCAACCAAAGGTTCTGAGGATTGTTCCCCGTGACGATTTCTACAACGGAGTGAATGTGGATTGGACAAAGAAGTTGGACTACTCCCAACCCGTTGAGATTATTCCAATGGGTGAATTAGATGCGAATCCTTATGTCTTTACTTACAAACAAGGAAAGGATGATGGAAATGTAAGCTACCAGGAGAACTATCAAACCACCTACGGACAAAGAACCTATCAGGTAGACAACGATTTTGTCAAAAGTGAAAAGAAAATTGAGATTGTTTTTGTACCTACGCAAATCAGGAACTACGACATTGGACAAAAGAACCTTGTGTTGTCAGCGGTTGAGGGCAAAGATGATGGAGATTTGAGGGTATTATACTACGGTGGTTTGACAAATGGTGTAAGTGTGCGATTCCTTCCATCATTTGCTCGTACTTTTTCCTTGAGTGCGCAGAGAGTGAAGACAGCAATTCCCTTGACAATTCATTATGATTCACTTTCAAACCCTACAATTGACCTTTTGTTTGGAATGCCCAGAGAAGTGGGTATCGGTGCAGGATACAATTACACCAATTCAAACCTTGTCACTAACTACTACTACCGATTCATCACCGAGATCACCAATAAGAACTCCAAGATTGTAAGAGCTTATTTCAGAATTACGCCATCGGATTGGTTCAACTTGCGATTTAGCAATTTGTATTTCTTTGAAGGACAATACTGGAGATTGAACAAGGTCAACGATTACAATCCGGTTGAAGAAGGTGTTTATGAGTGTGAATTCCTTTTGGCTCAATTCATTCCACCAGCGGCAATCACGATCAAAAAAATGGGTGCTGGAACTGCTCAAGGGTCGCACACCGATGTCTATGGTGATGTGTATCCCGGTGGTCAATTTCCAATCAAACCTGGTATTAAAGGGGTTAGCGTTGGAACAAGCGAAGGAAGTGGTGTTTTTGTTGGTGAAAACTTCAGCGGAAACGGCATTAACAATAGTGGATTTGGATCAACAAACATTCATTATCCTAATGGGGTTGATGGGTCGGTTGTTCTTGTTTCAAATGATTTTGAACCTACCAAACCTGATACACTCTATATCGGAAACTTTGAGATGTATCCAAACTATTTGAGTGGTGGTGCAGTTACAACCGTATCAGCAAACTATTCGGCAACAAAATATGATTGGTTAATTATAGCGTCAACAACTGCCGGGAATTTTACCATCACTCTACCTGACCCAAGCGGATTAAGTGGCAAAACTTGGATAATCAAAAAGCCTTTGGCTGGTCATCAAGTGACCATTGACACGGCAACTGCTGCTCAAATAGACGGCAGCGACACGCACACACAAACAGCACATCATTCATACGATGTCATCACTACTGATGGCGTTCAATTTTACATAATAGCAGAAGGACACTAATGGCACTAAACGCAACGATTGACTTAACCGTCAAAAAGCCCGACTTCAAATCAATGAAGGCGGAAATAAAGGAACTGACCATCGCAGCTCAACAGGCGGTGATGCAGTTCGGTGAGTTCTCACCTGAAGCAAAAAAGGCGGAAGCCACACTTGCATCAGCTCGTGATAAAATGGATGACTTTAATGATCGTGTGAAAGCGGTCAATCCCGATAAGTTTTCACAATTGAACACAGTTGTTTCCGGTGTTGCCAATGGATTCCAAGCAGCACAAGGTGCGATGGCATTGTTCGGAAACGAATCAAAGGACTTTGAGAAGACGATGATAAAGTTGCAAGGTGCAATGGCATTGACACAAGGTCTTGAAGGATTAGGAAAAGTTCAACAACAATTTCGGGCAATTTTTTCAAGTATTGCTGTTGGTGCAAAACAAGCATTTGCAGCAATTAGAGTAGGTATCGGCTCAACAGGTATCGGATTGATTCTTGTTGCACTTGGGGCAATCGTTGCTTATTGGGATGAGATTAAAGAGGCGGTGACTGGTGTCGATTCAGAGCAAAAGAAACTTTTAACTGATTCAAAAGCACAAGAAAAAGTTGAACAAGATAAACTTGATACATTAAACGGACAAGATAGCATCTTGAAGTTGCAAGGATTGACCGAAGAAGAAATTCTCAAACTTAAAATTCAACAAACGAGTGCGGTCATCACCCAACTTGAGGCACAATTATCCGCCCAAGAAACGATGAAACAAGCTCAGATGGATGCTGCTCAAAGAAACCAAGATATCCTCAAAGGAGTAATTGAGTTCTTGACATTTCCTCTTACAATGTTGCTCAAGACAATTGACAATGTTGGAAAAGCATTGGGACAAGATTTCGGATTGCAAGATGCATTTAGTGGCACTTTGGCAAAAATGGTGTTTGATCCAAAGTCAGTAGAAAAGGAAGCCGATGCAGCAATCGCAGAAACCAAGAAACAACTGAACACACTCAAGAACACAAACGCCGGATATCAACTTTCAATCAATGCCATTCATACAAAAGCAGCGGAGGACAAAAAGAAGATTAACGATGATGCTGCACAAAAAGAATTGGATGATGCTGCTAAACTTGCTGATGAGAAAAAGAAAATCACCGATGATACATTGGCAGCGGAAGCATCCGCAAGAGATGCAGCACGACAAAAAGAACTGGCATTGCTGACTGATGAATCGGATAGAATTCAAAAAGAATATGAGAACAAATTAGCCGCACTTGAAGAAGCAAAAGCAGCGGAACTGAAAGCCATCGGTGACAATGCAGAAGCCAAAGCAGCCATTGAGCGAAAGTATAACGACTTGCAAATCGTGGCAACTGCGGAAGTGGATGCAGCAGAACTCAAACTTGCAGATGATAAAAGATTAAAGCAAAAGGAGATTGATGATCAACAAGCAGCCGACCAGGCAAAAGCAACTGCCGACCAAATTGCAAACGAGGAAGCATTGGCAGCAGCAAAAGACCAAATGATCGGAGCAACGAGGGATGCCGTATCGGCACTTGGTGCAATGTTCAAAGAAGGTAGTGATGCAGCAAAAGCCGCAGCATTGGTTGACATTGCAATCGGTACTGGTGTTGGATTTATCAATGCATTAGACATCGCACAAAAAGGAGCAAAGGCAACAGGACCAGCAGCACCATTTGCATTCCCGATATTCTACGCATCGCAAATTGCTGCGGTGTTGGGAGCAGCAAACAAGGCAAGAGCAATCTTAAAAAGTGGCAAAGGCGGTGGGTCAGCATCAGCACCATCACAAATGGGTGGAGGTGGAGCTCCGCAAATGGCAGCACCACAAGTAAGCTCAACACTTCCAACAGTAAGCGGATTTGATACCAAAGTATTTGTGACTGAAGGTGACATCCGCAGAACAAGTGATCGTGTAGATTCCACCAAAAAAGTATCCGTTGTAAAATAACGCTATTTAGAGATGATGAAGTTACCAGTATACCGATTAGACATCAATGAATTTGACGAGGAAACGGGCATTGAGTTTGTTTCTTTGGTTGAAACTCCAGCCATACAAAAGGACTTTCTTGCATTTGCAGAAATTACCCAAAGGTTTGAAATCAAGGATGAAGAAAAACGCATCGTTACAGGTGCAGCAATGATTGCCGACCTACCCATTTACCGAAGGGACGATGTGCGTGGTGAATACTATGTGGTATTTGACAAGGAGAGCATCTTCAAAATTGCCAAGAAGTGGGCAAGAGGCAACAAGTACGATGCGGTAAACACTCACCACAAAACACCAATCGCTGATGGCGTGAGCTTATTTGAATCATACATCATTGATCGTGAACGGGGCGTGATGCCACCGAAGGGATTTGAAGAGGTTGCCGATGGTTCTTGGTTTGTCAGTTACCTAATAGACAACGAAGATGTGTGGGCAAAAGTAAAGTCAGGCGAGTTCAAAGGATTCTCAGTCGAGGGTGTTTTTGACTTTCCCGTTGATGCTGATGAACAACTCCTTGAGCAAATGAAATCAATCCTTTCCCAATGGAATGGCAAGTAAAATTGCAACACTTACAACTAAAAACTAATTAATATACAAATGAACGCAAAAGAAACATTGAAAGAAATCCGCACTATGCTCGGATTCTCTGACGAAGAAATCAAAGTTGAGATGGCAACTGCCACTTTGACTGATGGGACTGTAATCTCTTACGAAGGCGAATTGGCAATCGGAACTGCCATCTTCGTTCAAACTGCTGAAGGTGACATTCCAGCACCTGATGCAACTCACGAGGTTGAAGGTGGTTTGTTGGTGACAACTGTTGACGGAATCGTTACTGAAATCGTTGAACCTGAAATCGAAGTTGAAGTAGAAGCCGAAGAGTTCGCAACCGTATCTGCATTCAACGAAGTTGTTGCTAAGATGGAAACTGCCATTGCTGAATTGACTGCTAAGGTAGCAACATTGACTGCATCTAACAACAACCACAAAGAAGCAATGAGCAAAGCAATTGACTTGATCGAGAAAGTTGCTGACTTGCCTTCAGAAGAACCAACCAAAACTCCCGTTTCAAACAAGAAGAATGATCAGTTTGAAGCATTGAAAAGATTAAAAAACTCACTAAATAAATAAACTAAAACTATGGCATTTTCAGTCGGATCTCTCGTTAATTACAACAACGAACAATCAACAGACTTGTTGGTTAAAGCATTGTTCAGCGGCAAAACTGCTGCTGCGATGTACGCTGCAAATCAGGTGCAGGTAGGTGTTAAGTCATCTGCTGCCTTGAACATTATCGCTTCAACTGTATTCTTTCAAGCCGATGGCTGCGGATACAATCCAAGTGGTACAACTACCTTCACACAAAGAAACATCACCGTTGGTGCTGTGAAAGTTGAAGAAACTCTTTGTCCTAAAACTTTGGAAGCAAAGTGGATGCAAACACAAATTATGCCCGGCTCACCAACAATGATTCCTTTTGAGGAGCAGATTGGTAACGAGAAGGTAGCCGTGATTGCACAAACTTTGGAAACTGCTCTTTGGCAGGGTGATACTGCAAGTGGTAATCCTAACTTGAACCGCTTTGATGGTTTGAACAAGATCATCTCTGCTGCATCTCCAACATTGGCAAATGCTGCCCCAACAACTTTCACAACTGTAACTTCTGCAAACATCGATGAGATCTTAGATCAAGTTTATGCAAACATCCCTGCTGCCGTTGCTGAGAAAAGCGACTTAGTTTGCTTCTTGGGAATCGATGCTTACAAATTGATGTTGGTAAACTTGAAGAACGCTAACTTGTTTCATTATGTTGCTGATGCAGCTACTACAATGGAGATGGTGTATCCTGGTACTAATATGAAGTTGATCGGAGTTGGTGGTTTGAACGGAACAAACAAGATTGTTGCTGGTTCATTGTCTAACTTCTTCTTAGGAACTGACCTTGCAAATGAAGAAGAAATCACAAAGCTGTGGTATTCAGAGGACTCAGACGAAGTGCGTTTCCGTTTGACTTTCAAATATGGAGTGCAGGTTGCATTCCCATCTGAAGTTGTTTATTTCACCCTTTAATCTAAGGTAGGATGGCTTGTTTATTAACATCAGGATTTACCCTTGATTGCAAAGAAGCAATCGGGGGTATCAAAAGCATCCACTTAATCAGTTGGACTGCATCAAAGTTTACCGTTGTTAGTGGTGTAGTAACCGCGACAACTGTTGTAAGCGGTGATGTATACACTTACGAGCTACCGAAAGCAACCGGCTCAATGACAAACACCACAAATGTGAGCATTGAAAACGGCACATCTTTCAACCAAGCGGACATTGCGTTCAAACTTCGCAGATTGTCAACCACCAAGCGTAACGAGATGAAACTCCTTGCACAAGGTCGTTGCTATTGCATCGTTAAAACCAACAATGATGAGTATTGGTTAGCCGGTAAGGACTTGGGTTGTGATGTGACCGCAATGGTCAGCAACACGGGAACTGCTATGGGTGACTCTACTGGATACGAGGTGACTCTATCCGCCATTGAAGCTGAAGCACCATTCTTGGTACAAGCATCAGTGATCACAACATTGGGCATTTAATTCTGCTTGATTCATAGAGAGAGAGGGTGGGCATTTGCTCACCCTTTTTTGTTACATAAAAGACAAGTCGCTATTTTAGGTAGATGCTCCAAGTAACTAAGCAAGATTCTGAATACTGGTATGTAACTCTCACCGAAAAAGTGACGATTGCAAATCCGTATTTCCTGTTCAGTATGAAGTGCAGACAAACCGATGCGGTCAAGAATTTCATATTGACTGACACATCCACTTTCAAAGAACGATACAACAAGTTCTTGTTTGATGAAGGTGTAACGGATGCCAAAACTTTGGAGGTCGGTGAACACGAGTACAATATCTACGCTCAGATTTCATCCAACAACTTGAATCCATCATTGGCTGATGAGTTGGTTGAAACGGGATTATTGAAAGTTCTTCCATTGTTAAACAACGAGTTATTTTATCAGGTATCGTGAGCGAGAAAATCTACACCACGAATCGTGATATGGGCGTTGAACACGAAGTATCACTCACCAAGAAACTATTCACCACGAATAGGGATATGGGGTTTGAGCGAAGCGTGGATGATGTCAAGAAGAACTACGAAGTAGATGCGTTGACGGCTGCTTTCTTATTAACTGAGGATTCATTTTTATTGCTCCAAGAGGATGGAGGTCGTTTGATAGAAAGTTATGTCTAACAAGAAAATTTCACAACTTGATTCCATTGGAACTATTGATGTCAATCAGGACTCAATTCCAATCGTTGACTATTCCGAGAATGTCACCAAACGGACAAACCTTGCCAACATCGGTCAGCGTGTATTGGAAGCCAGTACAACGACAAACCTTGCCGAAGGAACAAACCTATATTTCACCAATACACGAGTTTACACGAAGGCAAAGGCAGCGTTCAAAGCTGGTTCAAATACATCCATCACTTTTGACGATGCACTTCAAACCATCACCATCGCATCACAGGGCAATGTCCAATCCGTAAACACAAAGACGGGTGCAGTTGTATTGACAACAACGGACATAAGCGAGGGAACAAACGAGTATTTCACCGCAGCGAGAGTGAGAGCAGTCGTGTTGACGGGTATTTCATTGGTGACAAATGCCGTGATTTCCGCAACTGATTCAGTATTGGTTGCCTTCGGAAAGTTACAAGCACAGATCACCGCAAACCTTTCAACACTTACATCACACACATCCGATACAAGCAACCCACACGCCACCACAAAAGCACAAGTCGGGTTGGGCAATGTTGCCGATGTAGACACTACAAACGCATCAAATATCTCAAGTGGCACATTGGCTGATGCGAGGTTAACATCTGCCGTTACAAAGCAAGGAAACACATTTAACGGAGTATCTCAATTAGTACAGTTGGATGCGTCTGCAAAACTTCCTGCCGTTGACGGAAGTAATTTGACAAACTTAAACATTCCACCTTCAACGGGTGGGGATTTATACTTATTTTACAACTACTAAAATGGCAGCAAATACATCACCCATATTCGCACTATCACCAGAACTTGCAATCGCAACGGTGACTACTGCAACAACCGACCGAACAGGTGCAACGATGACAAACACCGTCACGCTTTTAACTGCTGCAACCAACGGCACGAAGATCACGCAGATTGGGGCAAAGGTTGCTGGAACAAATACCGCAACTTTGGTTTTGATTTTTGTGAGTGATTCAAGCGGTGCGAACTTTAAGTTGTTTGATGAAATTTCACTTGCTCCAATTACTGGGACAACTACAACAACATCTCAAAGGGCGGTAACTGCTTACTCTGATTTGCAGTTAAAAGCAGGTCAAGTCGTAAAAGTTGGAACAACAGTTGCCATCACCGCAGGAGTAAATATATTTGCAGTAAAAGGGGACTATTAAGATGCCGGACTTTGGGATAATGCGTGGCTTTAATGAAAAATTGTTCGGTGACAAGTTAGTCGCTGGGCAATTGCCTACGCAGTTGGGGTTAATTGGAAGTCAAGAAGTCAATGATTTTGATGCGGATGCAAATGCATTTTTTGCAAGGGTAACTACCGCAGGGGGAACATTGTCAGCAACTGAACAAGTTGCAATTGATACTCTTGTCAGACAAATGAAAGCCGATGGAACTTGGACATTAATGAAAGCCATTTATCCAATGGTGGGGGCAAGTGCGGCAGCGTGTGCGCAGAACTTAAAGAGTTCAAGTTTTACGGGTACATTTACCAGCGGTTGGACTTTTGCGAGTACGGGGGCAACGCCTAACGGAACGAGTGCGTTTTTGGATACCACATTCAATAGCAATACAAATCAAACTGTCAATAATTTTTCTTTGAGTGCTTATATTAGAACTTCAACAATGGGTAGCGGAGGAAGAACTGATATTGGAAATTATCAAGGAGGATCAGCACTACCATTGACGCTTATACGAACAAACAATACCACAAGGGATTTCTATTGTTGGGATTATCTGTCCGCTTATGTATCAGTCACTACATCGAATGCGAGTGGTATGTGGGGGACTTCAAGAAGTGGGGCTTCTTCTTGGATATCATTTGAAAGAAATACCGCAACTGCAAGAACAACAACAACCGCACAAACTACTTTACCAAACAACAATGTTTATATAGGAGCTAGTAATGCTAACGGTACTGCCAATGACTTTTCATCAAGAGAAATAGCGTTTGCACATATGGGGGATTCATTGAGTAATACTCAATTTAATAACTTTTATACCGCAGTACAAGCGTTTCAAACCACCCTTTCACGCCAAGTATAATGATAGGTTACACACTTACACCCGAACAAAAGGATTTGATACAAGGGCAATACTACTCACCTTATCAGTTCTTTAATTGCGTTCAAGATATTAACGGCGTTTGGTTTTTGTTCCTTAGCGATGAGGACAAGCCAGAAGTTCAAGCATCACAATACGCTTGGGTTCTAACCTTACCCCAATCCGAATACATCCCACCACCACCACCACCATTTCCGATATGAAACTAAGCATCCGTAGTTGGATTGCTTTGATAATTGCTGCGGTAATTATGCTGACCTTTCTTTCCGTGCAGTCCGCACTTGTTTTCAAATACATTGAGCCGACCTACACATCGGCTCTTTTTGGCTATTGGTCAATTATTGCCTTTATACCTTTTTTCTATTTCGTTGTGATTGAGTTCGTCAGAAAAGCACGACATAAATTCCAATCAATAGATGATACATTCAATGCCATTGATGCCAGTAATATCCTGTTAGAGTTTGACAAGGATGGCACAATCACAAAAGCCAATCCAAAGTTCTACACAGTTCTCGGCTATGATGACATTATTGGACAATCGCACAAAGTTCTTGTTGCGGATTTTGTTCAATCACAATGGCAGTCGTTTTGGAATGAGCTTAGAGTTGGCAGATTCAAGCAAGGAGAATATCAACGGCTCAAATCAGATGGCTCGGAGATTTGGCTATTCGGTAACTACAACCCCATCAAAGATCCATACGGTGAAGTTTACAAAGTGATGCTGATTGCAACCGACATCACCGACAAGAAGATAATTGAAGCGGATGTAAACAAAAAGAATTCCTATTTGGAACACGCTGCGAAGATTCTAAGACACGATATGCACTCAGGAATCAACACATACATTCCTCGTGGTTTGAGTTCCTTAAAACGGAGATTGTCTGAAGAGCAAATTAAGGACTTGAAGATTGATGCACCTTTGCGAATGATTGAAGAGGGATTGACCCACACGCAAAAAGTTTACAAGGGAGTGAAGGAATTCACCAACCTTGTGAAGGCAGATGCACAACTTGAAAAGAATGAGTTTGATCTGCGTGAAATCCTAATCAGTTACCTGAGCAGTACCAGTTACGAAAAGCAAGTTGTCATTGAAGAGCTGCCCATCATTGAAGTGAACGAGTCATTGTTTTGTACTGCCGTTGATAACCTAATCAGAAACGGGTTAAAGTACAACGATAGTTCAACAAAGGTGATTCGCATATTTGCGGAGGACAACTATCTTTGCATCGTTGACAATGGTCGTGGAATGAGTCAAGAGGATTTGATTCAATGGTCGCAACCGTATAAACGAAAAGAAGGGCAGAAAGAAGCTGGAAGCGGATTGGGTTTGAACATTTGTATTGCGATAATGGATGAACACAAATTCCCGGTAACTGCTGAGAAATTAGAAATAGGTACAAAATTAAAGATAAAAATACGATGATTGATTCCATATTGCTTGTAGATGACGAGGATTTATTCCACTTAGTTTTTGAAGATTCTTGCTCGTTGCTGGACATCACACTTTCCCTCCAGAGTTTAACATCTTCAGACGAAGCCGACCGACTATTCAAGAAGTGGTTCAATGAAGGTCCTGTGGAAGATAGACCCGAATGCGTGTTTGTGGATTTGAACATCATCGGCAGTTCGTTTGATGGGATTGAGTTGATTAGAAAAATCAACACGGAGTACGGCAACGGGGTTGTCATCGGAATCATCTCCAGTTCAGACGATAAACAAGAAATTGACAAGGCGAAATCCGTTGGAGCTCAGTTTTGGATTATTAAATCAGATGAGATTGAGCCAAGATTGGAATCCTTTCGCAGAGATTATGAAGGGTACAAGAATAAAACTGCTCCGTTTAAGGTATACAAGTGATTCTAAGCAATGATACTGCCCAACAACTGCTCAACCTATGGAAAACAAAAAAGGTTGGTTTAGAGGGCAATGTCTTGAAAGTCATCCAAACAACGGATGAGGAATTCCAAAGGTACATTGACGAGGCAAAGCAGCGTGATCAAGAAACAAGACGGAAACGATTAGAGATTACCAAACAAGTCCAATCACAAAACAAGGACTTAATTGAAAGCCAAGCGGATCGTGAGAAGTTGATGATAGATTTGCAAGAATCACTTGCACAATCTGAGATGCTCAAGAACGCAGCGGTTGAGGATTTGGAATCACTACAAAAACGCACTCAATTTGAACTGATTGGATTGATTGTCAAGGTCGCATTATCGGTGATTGGTGCGGTTTGTATCTTGACCACTATACTTTATTTGTATGTCATCAGTAAAGGCTTAAATTCTACAATCATTGAAACTACCTGGAGCAATCTATTTGGAATCATCTTGACCAACTCGTTCTCAATCATAGGAACGATTATGGGTGTTAAACATATGGCAGATAAAAAGTAATGGAAAAGATAGCAGAAATGTACATCGTCAGCATCTTCGCAGGAGCGATGATTGCATTGTTCTTCTTTGGATTGGTGTTCTTCGTTGATCAGTATTATATGGCGAAAGACAAAAAGCAACACAAGGACTGATTTTCTATTTCTTTGCGTGGCATCTATCAAAAAACCTTCAGCACTTCCAGTATCGTTTGACCAATTTAAGAAAAATCCAATTGCTGCCGTGGCTTTTTGTATGCTTGTGGCTGTCAGCTATCTTTACATTGACCTTCGTTCAGGGTATAAAGAGCAGATTGAAAAGAGTAATCACAAGATAGATCAACTTGATATTAAGATTGACCGATTGACCTACGCCCTAAAGCGTTCGGATTCTGCATTGGCATCA